CTCCTTTCGCACGAGCAATGCCTGAGGAATACAAGTTTGATACTAGTATTTCTACTTTTGACGCATACAAGATGTATATCGCATCCAAACCTTGGGTGAAAGACAACTATCTTCGTATGCCCCAACGTAAACCCGATTGGATTTGATTATGGGAGAACTTACTCTTATTGGACTTTTAAACTTTGTTGCAGCAGACTTCTGTGAGTCTAGACGTAGTGGTATGGATACACTTAAGTCTGTTCTGGTTGCTTATTCCAAAGCAAATGATAAATTTGGTGGAGACAAAGTACGAAATATTATTGTAAATTCTCCAGCAATTGAACTCAATGCAGTTGCTGCTGTTACTACTAAGTGTCCTGATCAACTATGAGTGAAGTTAATTTTAAAAAGCATAGAGTATTTCGTGAAACTGATTCTGTTGTTTTCTATGACATTTCAGTAGAAAATTCTAATGCATCTGACCTTGTTGTTCATACAGGGCCCGCCATTTCTCCTCCTAATGATATAGTTGGAGCAAAACAATTTTATATCCATTATCACCAGACTGATCACAATCGTGTCCTGTCTGGTCTTCGTACATTTGAATTGATAAATCCTGAGTGGAAATATCCATATCACATTGTACATCTTAATCGTTCTTCTGGTGCCCTTGTAATACCTGTCGGTACATATCATCGTAGTATTTCTGGTGAAGACGGATCTATTGTCATCAACCAAGCAATTCGTGATGATGTGTTTGACCCAGAAACAGAATTTATTCCGATTTCTGCTGGACAAAACCTAGACTTGTATCGTATACTGGCACATGAGAAACCAGTGATTCACACTATTGGTGAGTAATTTATTATGACTGATTTTATTTGGGTTGAGAAGTATCGTCCCAAGACTATTGAGGATTGTATCCTTCCCGATACCACAAAACAAATGTTTCGGGATTTTCTAAATAAGGGAGAAATTCCCAACATGCTTCTTGCTGGTCCTCCTGGTATCGGTAAGACAACTGTAGCAAAAGCACTCTGCAATGAACTTGGAGTAGACTACTATGTCATCAATGGATCCGACGAAGGTAGATTCCTTGATACTGTCCGAAACAATGCGAAGAACTTCGCTTCGACCGTCTCGCTTTCCTCAACTGCTAAACACAAAGTCATCATCATTGATGAGGCAGATAACACGTCCAACGATGTACAACTCTGCTTACGGGCGTTTATTGAGGAGTTTGCTGGTAACTGCCGATTCATCTTCACCTGCAACTACAAGAACAAGATTCTTGAACCCCTCCATTCCCGTTGTGCCGTTGTTGAGTTTGGGGTCAAGGGAAAGGAACGAGCAAAGATTGCACAGAGTTTCTTCCAGAGGATCCAACAAATCCTGGATGCAGAAGGTGTTGAATATGATAACAAGGTCCTGGTAGAATTAATCAACAAACACTTCCCTGATTGGCGTCGTGTTTTGAATGAGTGCCAGCGTTATTCCGTGAGTGGAAAGATTGACTCTGGTATTCTTGCATCCTTCTCTGATGTTGCTGTAAATGATCTTGTCAAAAATCTCAAAGAAAAGAACTTCCCTGAAGTACGTAAGTGGATCGTTTCTAATCTGGACAATGATCCTAATGTACTTCTGCGTCGTGCTTATGATGCTCTTTACGAAGTTCTGGACGGTCCTAGCATTGCTGCTGCCGTGCTCATTGTTGCTAAGTATCAGTATCAGTCTGCATTTGTTGCCGACCAAGAAATTAATCTTTTGGCGGCGATGACTGAAATTATGGTTGAGTGTAATTTCAAATGATTGTACCTGAAGAAGTTGCTAAGTGGGCGGCAGATGAGTTTATAAACTACTTCTCCCACTTTACTAATATTGAAGACTACCTTAGGTTTGTGAAGAAGGAAGTCATTGATTCTTCTCCTTCTTTGGTGTCTCTTGAAGATGAGTTCTTTAATGAAGATATTCATCCTCAGGATATGGAGTTTGACATTAAGTTTGTGGGACAACGTTTCCAAGGCGCAGTTCCCCATGAACATTATGGCAACTTGTTGAAGGCAGTTTCTTCTCACAATAATGAATCCAATATCCCTGGTCGTGAACTAAGGTGGATGGTGTTTGAAAAGAACACTAAGAAAGTAATTGGATTTATTCGGTTTGGATCTCCCACAATCAACTCTAAACCAAGGAATATCTGGTTGGGTAAAGCACCAAACCTTTCTATCTTTAATCGCCATGCAGCGATGGGATTTGTGATTGTTCCCTCTCAACCATTTGGGTACAATTATCTCGGAGGTAAACTCCTGGCACTTCTCTGCTGCTCTCACTTTGCCCGTGAGACATTGAATGAAGTATTTGAGAAGGATATTGCCCTGTTTGAGACAACCTCTCTCTATGGGTCTTCTACTGATGCTTCACAGTATGATGGACTCAAACCATTCATGCGATATAAAGGTCTAACTGAGAGTAAGTTTCTTCCCTTGATGCATGACAAGCAGTTTCATAAACTTCATGATGAGTTCACGAGATTGAATAACAATACTCCTCTGACTGATAAGAAAGCATCATCAAAGAAGATGAAGCGTCAGACCAAGATGATCTCTATCATCAAGAACTCTCTCCAAGATCAAGACAAATTGAATGAGTTTAATAGTGTAATCACCACTGCATTCAATCTCACTCAGAAGAAGAGGTTTTATATCTCTGACTATGGGTATTCAAATGTCCGTGAGGTAATTATGGGTGAACAGGATAATCTTATCCGTGGTCAGAACTGGGATAAGTTTTATCTGGAAAACATTATCTCTTGGTGGAAGAAAAAGGCAACCAAGCGGTACGAGAAACTAAAGGAAGAGGGACGATTCCGTAACAAGGTTGAACTTTGGACAGAAGACGACAACATTCAAATTATACGATGACATACGAATTGAAAGACTGGTTGAACTCCATCAACCAAACAAAGAAAAATATCACAGAAGAAGATCCTTCGGCAAAGTTTCCTGCATATATTGTGAATAGATGTATGTCTGGACAGTTGGATACAGTTTTGTTTGCAAATGAGATGAATATGAATTCTCATTTGGATCCAAACCTCCAGTATCAGTTTTATATAAATAGTGTGAGAAAAAGGAAGAGATTCTCTCCCTGGCTCCGAAAAGATGAGATCAGAGATTTAGATTATGTAAAACGTTATTATGGATATAGTAACGAAAAAGCAAAACAGGCTCTGAGTATTCTAACCAAAGAACAATTGTCATTCATTAAATCAAAATTTGAGACTGGAGGAAAAAAATGATTACTGAACCTGAAGTTAAGTGGTCTGCCGATCAGATGATTGAAGTCACTCTGAACGAACCAGATGACTTTCTAAAAGTGAGAGAAACTCTGACTCGCATTGGAGTTGCATCACGCAAAGAGAAAAAGATCTACCAATCATGCCATATTCTGCATAAGCAGGGCAGATACTACATTGTTCATTTTAAGGAACTGTTTGCCCTTGATGGTAAACATGCAAATCTGACTGTGAATGATGTTCAACGTCGCAATAGAATTATTCAATTGCTTTGTGATTGGGGACTTGTAACTGTAATCGCACCAGAAAAGGTTACTGATATTGCTCCTTTGAATCAAATCAAAGTTCTTTCTTATAAAGAAAAGAATGAATGGATTCTTGAGACCAAGTACAACATTGGCAAGAAGAAAAAACCAGAAGAAACAGCATAAATACGACTGAGACCTTTCGTGCGGTCTCTCTACAAGTCGGAACACCCTATAATCAGGTACGGTTATTACCGTATCTGATTTTTTCGTTTTATGGTTAAATAGTATTGGATGCCGAAAGGATCCACACAATCTAATCTCGCTTTAATAAGGAGAAGTACAAATGACTAACCTCACCAGGTATACTGCTGCGGATCTTAATGCCTTGATGGATAAGATCACTAAGAACAGCATTGGTATGGACGAATACTTTGATCGTCTATTTAATCTTCATGAAACTACAAAGAATTACCCACCTTACAACCTGATTCAGGTAAATAATGTAGAATCACATTTAGAGATTGCATTAGCAGGTTTTAAAAAAGGAGAGGTCAATGTTTTCACGGAGTATGGAAAACTTT